TTCCAGTTAGCTTCAAACTTCTCTCTATCTACTGTACGCTGTCTGTCCCCCTTACCCCCATGTGTAGATTCGCTCATGCTCCCTGTACCTCCATCTCTTTAATCATAATATCTAAGTAATCCCTGCCACCCTCACGTACTACTTTTTGTAAGGCTTCCTGCTTTGCTCTGCCTTTCTTGTATACGCTATGGTCATCGCTATGATAGTACAGCATATCCTGCTTACGGCATTGCTCTTCAAATTCTTTTAGTGTTGGTAGACTCATTGCCAATGCTCCTCTAATTCAATACCAAAATCATCGTCAAAATTACCATAGTTTTCAGGGTCTTTGTAGTGGTAACAGGTGATGTTAAACTTATTATCTAAATCACAACGCCACACATTAACCTCTACATCGGTACGCCAGAACATCCAAAAGTCATCTTCTAAAACATCAAGGCGTGACTTTCCAGATAAGCGTATGCCAGAAAACATACCGCAAACATGCTCATATATTGCTCGAACTTCCTCGTTAGTAAGCCAATCTCTATCGCTATGATTTATCATGACCAGTTCTCCTCTAAATCAATTTCTTTCATCTCGTTACCATGAAACTGGTTGAAGTCGTTACATTGGTACGCCATTACTTTCCATTCCTCATCCTGCTCTTGGTAATAGATAATAACCTCTATTTCACTGTTCCAATTAAACTTGTACTCACTATCGCCTAAGACCTCACTTCTAGTCCTCCCTGCGATTGAGATACCTGCGAAGATGCCCTGTACAAACTCTCTGATCAAGAGCATCTTTTTTCTGTTAAGCCACATCTTTAAATTCCTCCCAGTGTACAATCTCTTGTGTCGGCTCGTGTACAATCTCAAACCCTGCGTAGCCTGTCTCATCGTCATTGAGTCTAAGTACAATGTCATAGTCGAGTAGCTGTTTAACTACTTTGCCATCGCTACCAGAGAGTTCTAGTTGCTCGTGCATATCTTCAAATATATCCATGTTACACCTCTAAAAGTTAGTTACTAATTGTGTCACACCGCGAGCCTTCTCAGCTTCGAGGTAGTCTAGCCAATGGTAGCTAGGGTCTTGATCGTCATCTTCCATATCCCAAAGCCGTGCGCGTTCCTTGCGAATAGCTGTACTGATTGATTCAAACTGTGCCTCTACTACTGGGTTAGCTGTCAACATGATACTCTACTCCTGTTGGTGAGGGTGTAGCTAAAAGGTTAATGTTGAATACTCCGATTATTATAACACTAGCTGTCAAGCAAAGTAAAAATTCTTTTAACATGGTTACCTCCCCAATAAATCAAATAGTAAATTACTGCGTAGTGTGTGTAGGTCTGCCTTGCCGATAGAGTGCAACTCGTGCAACTCTATGCGGAACATATGACACAGTCTCATATCTAGTTCTTTATCAAACATTACACCGCCTCCTTGTTATACTCGCGCCATACGCTGATGAACCCTGCGTGGTAGCCTTTTTTACAGTTACCATAAACAACCTCTGGTTCTCTGCGTTTAATAAAGCGAGAAGCGATTATATACTG